ACGAAGATGAACACATAATTTATACCGTCTACACGCCAAAAATGCAGTTTTATGTCAAAAATGGGCAAGTTCTGAGAAAAATGGCGAACATAACTGGACTTCTGCCAATCATCGAATACGACCTTAACGCTACTAGAATGGGCGTATTTGAGCGCGTATTGCCTTTACTGGATGCCATCAATACTCTTGACTCCAACAGAATGGACGGCATTGAGCAGGTCATTCAAGCACTCTACCTATTCAAGAACTGCCAAATTGACGAAGATACATTCTTGCAAATGATAGACCTCGGTGCTGTCTCTGTATCTAATACCGAGAATGGACAAAGCGATGTCACGTTAATCACCAACGAACTTGACCAATCGCAAACCCAAATTATGAAAGATGACATGATTGACGCGCTTTACGCTATCTGCGGCATGCCCACCAAGAACGCTGGCGGCGCAAATGATACAGGTAGTGCAGTATATATGCGTGATGGATATGGCATTGCTGAAACACATGCCAAGCGTGCTGAAGTCAGCTTTAAAAAATCAGAGCGCGACTTCCTGCGAGTCGTTTTGCGCATATGTGAAATCGAGAAGAAGCCAATCAACCTTTCGGTGCGCGAGATAGATATTGCATTCAATCGCCGCAACTACGACAACATGCTCACCAAGGCTCAAACCTTCTCCACACTTTCTCAGACTGGACTCGTTCATCCATTGGACTGCTTTAAGGCTAGTGCTCAATTCCCTGACCCTGAGTCTGCTTGTACTCGCGGCCTTGAGTGGCGAGATGCTCAGCAGGAGAGACAGCAAGAGATATTTGAGCAACAGGCGGCAACTAAAGAGAGCAACGATGGCGGCAATGACGGCGGTGATGACGATAAGTCCAAGAAGCCACCATTTGAGGAGAAGACGAGCGAATAACCTCGGCGTGACCCACCTCTTTTAATTACTTACAGACAGCGTGGATGCAACCCGCGTAACAAAGCGTAATTAGGAGAAAAGTACATGAAGAGAGAAGAAATCAAGGCTCTTTTTGGTGAGAACATCACGCAGGAACAGCTAGATGCCATCATGAAGATGAATGGTGAGGACATCAATCGCGCCAAAGCGCCTATTGCCGACCTCGAAGCTAAATTAGCTGACGCTAATTCTCAGCTTGCCACAGCTACTAGTCAGATTGACGAGTTTAACAAGCAAGCCGCGGCAAACATGACTCAGGAAGAACAACTAAACGCACTCCGTGAGTCAGTTTTGCAGTCTCAGCGCGACCTTGTGCTTAAGTCAAATCGTCTTGATGCTAAAGCGAAGCTTAAAGAGATAGGCATTGACGATGCGGCTATTGAGTCTCAGCTAAATCTGATTGTGGTAGAAGACGCGGAGCAAACGCAGGCTAATACAAAAGCGCTTGTTGACCTAATTCAAGCACAGCGGGATGCAACCAAAGCGGCTACCGAACAGTCACTCCTTAGCCAGTCACTTTCGCCGGCTGGAAGCACAAGCAACAATGGAATGACTAAAGAAGCCTTCGACAAGCTGTCCTACGCCGAAGCTAGCGCTTACCTCCAAGAGAACCCGGACTTCCTTTCTTCAATCCAATCCAAGTAAAAGGAGAAAAGAATGGCAGGTAGTTGGTTAGATTATCCTTTTAACGAAGAGTTGTTTATGTACAAGTGGGCGCAAGAGCCTGATCCAATCAAAACAGCTTTCGTTAATTCAGGAGTGCTCGCAGAGAATGCGGCAATTGCTCAGCAAATCGCTGGCGGCTCAAACTTCTATACAATTCCGTTCTACAATACCCTTCCTGACACTGCACCGCAGAACTGGAACGGCAAGACGGATATTGAGACAGAAGAGACAAACGGTGGAGCGCAATCGGGCGTAGTCGCATGGCGTGCTAAGGCGTGGACCGCTCGTGACTTTATCCCAACATTTAACAGCGGTGCTGACCCAATGGGCAACATTGTTTCTCAGGTCGCTCGTTACTGGGATAAGCAAGTACAGAAGCGTATCCTCAATATCCTCAATACCACTTTTGCAGTAGATACAGTTGGTCGTGCTGGATACGAGACCGAGTGGAAAACCGCATGGGCAAGCCACACTTATGACATTTCAGCTTCTGGTTCACAAACAGACGCTAATGTCATCAGCGAAGCAACTATCGCTGAAGCTGCTCAAAAAGCTTGTGGCGACATGGCTGACGGCTTGTTTAATGTCGCTTTCGTGGACTCAACAGTTGCTCTTAACCTTGCTAAGAAAAACTTGCTTGAGTATCGCAAATATACCGACCCATCAGGTATCGAGCGCACGCTCAACATTGCTGACATCAACGGCTACACCGTAATCGTGGACGATTCGCTTAACCTGGGCGAGGGCAAGCACCTTACTTACTTGCTCGGCAATGGTTGCATTCAATATGCACCTGCTCCAATCATCGGTAGTCCTACTGCTGAGATTGAGCGCGAAGCACGCAAGAACGGCGGTCAAGACACACTTGTCGTTCGCCGCGGTGACACTTACCACGTCAACGGCTTCAGCTTCATTAAGCCAGCTGACATGGATGCGTCTCCTGAGGACAGCGTTCTTTACGACAAGGCAAATTACACACTCATGTTCAATCCTAAGTCCATTGGCATGGCTAAGATCGTGTCCAACGGCTAGGAAGTTTGGAGGGGCTAAATGTTTTACATCTCAGACGGCAAGGTATACAAGGAACTCGCAAACGGCAAAGTTTGTGGATGTGACGTGTCTGCCGAGCGTAACCCTCTAACTGGGGCGATTACGTCCATCACAGTAGAGGAAGTCGGTAGTGAACAGGAAGTCCCTGAGGGTGCTTTCCCTGCCACTATCAACGAGGTTATTGCCAAATTTGGCGTTGCTGAGAAGCCGCTTAAGTTTAAGTCCGCTAAGAAATGGACTGCTAAAGCCAAGGCTGACGAAGCTAGCGCTGAAGAGTAGGAGAAACTAAGTGGGTACTGAAGAGAACAATGTAGACGTATATAGCGGAGTTATATCCACCGATTCTTTAGTGGATACCGTTAAGAAGATGCTCGGAACAGAGCAGTTTGATGACTTGGTACCCACTTACGTAGCTATCGCGCAAAGTGCCATTCTCAATCGTCTATATCCCATGTGTACTGACAAGACATGGGATGACGTGGGGGATAGGTACAACGCTAGGGTTTGTGAGATAGCGGTCTACTTAGTTAACAAGCGCGGCGCTGAAGGTGAGACGGCTCATAAAGAGAACGGCACTGAACGTACCTACGCGTCAGCTAGCGTACCAAATGCAATGCTTGCTGACATCGTGCCTTATGTAAGGGTGCTGGACGTATGAGGTCGCTAGAACGTGAGAAGCGCGGCTTTTGGGTCGCTAAGTTTCTCGGCAAACAGCAGATTGAAGATGAACAAGGGCGGCTCACAGGTGAGTACGCCCTGACCTATACCAACCCTGAATTAGTTATTGGAACAGTTTCTCCGCGCAGTGGTAACACTTGGGGAGATGGATTCGGTATTGGGGTGGATTGCGATAGGACGGTTATCTTCGACAAGATAGGCATGAATCTAGACGAGTCTTGCATTATCTGGGTGGACGCAAAGCCACAGCTGGATGATACGGGCGCATTAGTACTGGACGAACTCGGTTTACCCGTCACACCTAATGATTACACCGTATCCATGGTTGCCGAGTCCTATAACGTCACAATGCTTGCTATCAAAAAGGCGGAGTAGTCATGACTACGTTTCGTGTCGATTGCAGTCCAGAGGGCATAGATAAAGCTATCGACATGCTGGATATGTGGACGAACCATTTCATGGAGCCTGCCGCCGACATCGCCACCGATGAAACTGCGGACGCTATAACTACATGGATTGAGAGAGTAATCCACGTTGGAGAACGAGATAAGCAGCCGTCTTGGGATTATCACACACCTGGACGTTTAAGAGATTCTATTAAGTCTTACAACGTTGGCCTTAAACAAGCCGAAGTGATAGTAGGCGCAGTTGATAACAAGGGCAAGCATTACGCGTCCATAGAGCAAGAGCGTGGCGGCAGAGGTTCTAAGCATGACTT